GGAGCAATAGATTGAAGTCCGTCTGCATCCGAATCTAATGAAGCATTTTCAGGAACACCACCGATTCGGTCTGCTCTCAAAGAATCAGCACCATAAAGCGCAGTATTGAGAGTAGTGCTGGAAGCAGCAGAAATGTCCAAAAAGTTTCCTGAACCGCCAGCAGGACGCTTCTTGAGGATTCTCCAACCACTTGAAGAATAAGGACGCTTTGCGATAACAGACAATGCGTTGCATTCTCGGTTTAGCATAGACCAGACCTTTTGGCCGTAAATCTTGTTGTAAAGGTTTGCGTTAATTCCTGTTGGGTCGCTCAATGCGCCATCGTGAGCGACATGAATGCCACTAACGGTTCCTGCGGCTTTTAGCAATTGATTGCTAATATGCCCAGTAGCGTTTGTTCCGTAGGTTTGTGCTTCTAAATCTGCAATTGTGTTAATATATCCAACCATCTTAAATCACCTCAAAGGTTTCCTCCAACCATCTTATGAATGTCAGCCCAATCCATTTCGGCTAATTCATCCATTGTAGGGAGTTTGATAGTGGCTTCTTCTTGAGCCTTTAGAATTGTTTCCTTCTCAGCAGTCAAAGACTTTCGGAGGGAAGCAAATTCATTCTTAAGAGAAGCAATTTCGCTTTGTGCATCATATTGCGACTTTGCGAGAATGCTCTCTCTTTGAGAAGTTTCAGCGTTGAAGCGAGCCTCAAACTGCTTTTGGAGGTTGTCGTAAGCCAACTTCTCCAACTGTTCTTGACGGAAAGCCTCGTAAGCCTTCTCAATGTTTCCAACGGACAAATCAAGGGTTTCAAGTTCATCGTTGTTAAATGCCTTAACTACTGGCAAATCAGATGCTCTTGGCTTTCCATTGTCAATAACGATTCTATCAGCAGGTTCGCCAATTTCAACACCTGCTCCATCAACGGTAGGAACATAGGCTTTGTTGGATTCATCCATGTATTCGCCCATTCCTGCTTCTTTATCGTCATCTTCTTCCTTAGAGTCCATTTTGTCCTTTTCAGGCATCATTTTGTCCTTTTCAGGCATCATTCTTTCGGTCATCATAGATTCTGTATCCATGTTTTCTTCTTCTTCTTTTCTTAGCATATTGACTTCTTCCATAAGAGCGTCAAGTTCCGCTAATGCTTTCTCAATTTTGGTCATATTTTTCACCTTTTTTGTTTTTTCTTGCTTTAAAATGTCAAACTTTGCTTCTGGATTAATTCCTTTTTCACAAATAGTGACTTCATGTAATTCTAACTTTGAAATTTCGTTGTATTGTCCAAATTCATCATTGGTTTTCTTTACTTTTTCTAAAGCCTGTCCTCCAATACTGAAACTTCTTAATGAACCTTTTCTAATGCCACGATTAATTTCTTTGGCTTTTTCTATATCATCTCTTAATTTGATAACTACGAAGAATCCAACATCATCTACTTCTGTTTTAAACAATCTTCCTGATTTGTCTCGGTATGATTCTACTACTTCTCCGACTTGAACATTTGAATGGTTTGTCATTACATTTCTAAACTTTGGGTTCTCCATGTATTTATTTACCGCTTCTTTAAGGGCTTTGAGTGTGATTAAATCATTTTGCTTATCAACAATTTCAATGCTTGCATATCCTCCAATCATTAAATCGTCTTGGCTTTTGAGAATCCTGAAATCTGAAGTGTTGTTCCTCATCACCATAGAAGTCATTCTTCTCAACCCCAACTAACCATTAACCAGTATATAAAGAACAACCTATTCTTCGGTAGGAAGGGGTAATTTGTTATACCTATCTTCGTAAATATTCCATTTTCCTTCGTCTCCTTCCTTATCAGCAGGAGTTTGTTTGAATCCAGTCCATGCAAGCCACATTTTGTTTCCATCAACATCTAAGACCCTATAATGCATTTTAGTTTCGAACTTATTGCCTTCTAAGAAATACTCATGGTAGCCGTCTCTTTGAATACCTAATCTTATTTTTCCTGAATCAACAACTTTTCCTTTAGTTACTGTCTTTGCTACTTCTGCTGGATATTTACCAGCAGCCCCGAATAAATCAAACATCTCTTCTTCGTTTTCAATATCAATTGTCCAGAACATATTTTCTGTCTTTAATTTAATTGCTAAGGTTAAGTTATCATCTTCTCTAGCATATAATTTAAATTCTCCTTCTCTTAATTCAGGAGGTGTTTTATATTCTCCTTCAACAGCCTTAATATCTTCTTTCTTGATTTCTTCTTCCTGCATGATTTTATCATCATCAGCAGAAATTTTTCCATCTTTTTCACTAATACCATCTCTAAGAACTATCCACTTCTTTAACTTCTTTACATCTGATTCAAGAACATCTTCGTATAAATCTTTATGTTCTTTCACTAAAAAGTTATGTAGTTCTTTAGGAGTTTTATCTCCCTTTTCTTTTAAGTGCTGGAAAGAAGCCACAGTCAAATCACTTTGCTTAGACTTCATAATATCAATCGCTTGTTGTTTCCACATATCTAAATCCATAGTGGCGTTCTTGGACATTAAATTATCTTCTTCATATCCATAAATAGTAAAACCATCTAAATCATATTTGATAATTACATTGGCTTCTCCATGAATATGGTCTGTTATTTTAACACCTTTTGTAAATGCCTCAACATCATAATTTAAAGACTTCTTGGTGTCTTGAGAAAGTAATTCTAATGTGACTAATTTATCAGGGTGTTCTACTTCAGGTATCTCAATAGGTTTCGCTGAGAATAAACTAAAGCCGTCTCCTTTCTTTTTGACTTCATCTACCTTTACTCGGATAATTTCTCCAATATCAACTGAAATTTTTGTATTCAATGCTTTACCTACATTTAAATAATATCTTTTATTTATTTCAGTAGCACCTGTCATTTCTTCATCAACTGGCCCAACACCAACAGTATAAGAATAAAGATTACTTCTTGTCTTTTTCTTATCTAAAACAATAACATCTAAATCAACAAACTTCTTTAATTTAATCCACTTAGGATTTTTCTTCGTTCCGATGTAATATGTTGAAGTGGAATCTTTGATAACTACTCCCTCAGATGTAGGAATTTCCATCATTTCTTCAGCATACTTTTCAATATCCTTTAAGTTATCTGCTTGACGAGTATCTTTCTTTGATGGATAAGCAATTGCTTCTCCCGATTTAGCAGAATAATTGTTAAATAAAATTGTCATTCTACTTTCTAATTCTTCATCTGCCAATGTTTGTGCTTCATGCCGAATAATATCAAAAACATGACACTTTAATTTAGCCTCTTTATATTTATCTTTAAACACATGAGCAATAGTATCGGCTCTATGAAGCGGTTCATCTCCATCAAACAAAACCAATTCACCATCTAATATACAATCACCATATTCTTTCTTTTTCAATTCATCAGCCTGTTCTTTGCATTTATTAGTGATGTCTTTACCATTATAAGAATAAATAGTAACCTTACTATCAATCTTATGTAATTGCACTCTCATACCATCATATTTTTCTTGAACATACCAATTACCACTAAAGCCTTTCAATTCTTCAATGTCCTTTACTTCAAAAATTCTATACATTGGTTTATTAGGAACAATAAATTGAGAAATAGATTTTTTCTCATCATTAGGAACAGACTTCTCTACTCCATCAATATCTTTCAGTTCTTCCCAATCTTTCTTCTCGTTCTTAGAAAAGAAAATTAGTTCTAACATATCCATAGCAGCATTTACTTTGGATTCAACCTTCTTTGAGTCTTTTCCATCTCCGTAATGCTCAATAATATAGAGGGCTATGTCGTCCGATTCTAGGTCAAGACCCCTAAGACCCTCCGTAATCGTGTCGGGTTGCATCCCTTTAACGCTGTAAATGTCAGCAGATAGGGCTTTATCGTCATCCCTTAACGCATAATGCACAAATTTGACCATGCTTTCGGGATTATCCAGTAATTCTTCAAGAACACCGTCCTTGAACATGGATGCGAAAGGGTCGGCAACGATAGAAGAGGAATAGCGAAGCAGTTTTACTTTTTCATACAGTTCTTTCGCTTGTCTTGAAGTAGGGTCTTTAACATCCTTATCTTCTAAATCTTTCTCATCAATGAAGTTCCGCATTTCTTTACCTGCGGCATCTGATTCTTCATATGATTCAGCAATCATATCTACGGCTTTACGCCAACGACTTGAATATTCTGTTGGGTCGTGAATAGCAGATAAATAGGCTACTCTTGTCTTTTCAAATAGACGAAGAATTTCTTGGGAAGGTTGTTTATCCTTCTCAATAGAAGCCAATTTCATACGAATCATCTGTTTCTTTCGTATTCAGGGTCTAATGTTTCTCCCGAATATTCCGAACCGTAAAACTTCGTTTGTTCGGGAACTTGGGATAATTCCTTTTCAAGAGCCATTAACTTTTGGTTAATCTCAACCATTTTATCCATAATTGCTGGTTGCTCACTAATCTTGGCTTCTTTGATTTGCTTAGCCATACCAGAAAGCATAGCACTAAGACCATCAATTTGACTGATTAATTTGACTCTCTTCTCATCATCTAAGAAAGGATTAGTTTCGTAATCTTCAGGTAGAATGTTCTTTAACAACATGACCATTTTAGTAATTTCTCCTGCATAAGCATGAAAAGTAGTCGGTCCATCATTTGATTCGGCTTTGTAGTTATAATTTTCAGCCTTTGGTCGCTTTAGTTTAACTGCCTCCGATTCATCATCCATAGGATTTCTGTTGTTATCCATCAATGATTGATAAAGCATTTCTTTGGCTTCTCTTGCCTTTTGAATCATAAGGCTAATCTTTCGTTCTTCTCTTGTAACTCTCTCAGGCATTTAAATCACTCCATCTTTGAAACCATCTTATGAATTTCAGACCAATCCATGCTTGAAACATCAGTAGTAGGTAATGAATCAATACCACCAACTGTATTATCCATAGCAGGAGTAGGACTTTGAGAAACAACCAAACCAGCCTTCATTAAAAGACTATCCTTTGCATAAATAGTTTTTTCTAATGCTTCAACCTTTGCGGTTAAAGCCTTAATAATCTCTAAAACATCTTTGTTAATACTTTCTTCTGTCATGGTATCACATCCCAAACTTTTCTTTGCATCTTTCTCTTCTTTTCGCATATTCTTCTTCTGACATATTGCCTCTTCCAAATTCTGCATTTAAGCGGTCAATACAAGCAAGATAACTTTGAGCATCTAAACTACTTCCTCTCATGGGCTTTCTTCTACTTCCGCCCTTAAATCCAATAGCACTCATTCCTTTTGCCTTTGAGACAGAATTACAGTCATCACAACCACAACCGCCCGCTTTTAAGATTAATTTCCAACTCACTTCTTTTCCTCTCCTTTTCCAGTAGGATAGACTAAATCTCTTAATTGTCTGTAAAGAAGTTCATACTCTTTACGAAGTTTGGTAGCAGTAGCCACTATATCAATGTTCCTTTCATCCATTGACTTCATTTTCTTATTTAACTTCTTATCTGACTTAATTAATTCTAATTCTTTAAGAGTAGAAATCAATTCACCCAGTTTAGTAAAGTCTTGACCAAAAAATTCGGTTGGTTCAGCCGCTTGAAGAGTTTTCTTTAATTTCTTTCTTCCTTTAGCATCTAAAGAATCAAGAAGTTTCTTGGGTCTTTTTTTCTCTTCTTTGAGAATAAAATCTTCTCCTTCTCCATAGTAATCCCATGTCATACTTCTTCCTCCCCACTAGCAAGTTTCTTTAATTCTTCAACAATGCCTCCTAATTGATTTGACTTTTCTTGATACTTTTCAGATGCATTCTCAAAGTCAGTCATTTTAGCAGCGTTAAGAGTAGGGAATCCTTCAAAGAAACCATCAACCACTCTAACATCAGGATTTTCCATCATAAATTCAGTAAAGCCTTGAGTAATTTCTCCTTCTGATTCACGGGTAATTTTAGCCATTTTATTAGAGTATCTTCTTAGATAAGATAATAGGTTGATGCCTTTTGTTAATTTTTTCTTAACAGGAGTAGAAGGCTCTAAATCTCTAAACATTCCTAAAAATTTTCCAAATTCTTTAATGTTTTCATCTTGGTCAAAAACATCAATATCTGTCTTTAATCTCTCAAGTTTTCTCTTTTCTTGAGCGATTTCCTTTTCTAATTCTTGAGTAGCCTCTCTTACATACTTTTCTTTATTTTCGTTAATATCGTTAAAAGTATTCATTAAGGTTTTAATATCTTTGACTTTTCCTGAACCAATAACTCTTTTTAGAGAATTATTTAACTTCTGTAATTTTCTACCAACAATTTTGTCCTTGTCTTTAAGAATCTTTTCTAATTCCTCAATCTTTCCTTCAAGGAATAACTTAGTAGTCATAATCTGTCTATTGTTAGTTTGAACAGCATTAAGTTTTCTTAATGCTCTTTCATATTCAACATTCGCTCCTAATTGAACATCTTTCTTCTTGGCTCTTTCCATCATAGATAGCCTTTCTCTCTTGACTCTTCTTCTATCAACGAGATTTCTTGGTTTTCTTCCATACTTTTGAGTATGTAGCAATTCAAAGACCTTTAAAAAATCAATGGGCTCTTTTCCTTCAACTGGAAATTCTAAATCCAAAATACCTTTGATAATGTTAAATATACCTTCGGCATTAATATCTTTACCTGTTTTTTCTTCTGTTCTTTGTGTTCTACTTAAGTTAAATTTCTTTCCAGTTAAAACACCATTAACTAAGAGTTTGTCATATTTATTGTTTAGATAATTAGGGTCTTTCTTAATCATTGTTAATAAAGTGAGTAATTTGCTAGATTTAGCAGCAGTAGCACCTAATTTAAGATAATCTTTCATAGCACCTCTAATAACAGTTTTACCATCAACGACTTGAACACTTGCATTTTGAGCAATATCTAAGAGAATGTCTTTTTGATAGTCCAGTTCAGATAATTCTTTGTAAGCATCCTTTTCTTCGGATTGCCTACCAATTCTTGAACCAAAGGCTTCTTCTTCTAGTCTAGCCTCTCTTTCTTCTTCGGCAGAATAAATTTCTTCTTCAGTAGTTAAGTCAGATTCTCCTTCTTCAAGACTTCTTCTTTCATCTTCCCTTCTTTCTTCTTCTTCTTCTTCATTTTTAGCAATAGTAATGTATTTACGATATTCAATCATATTTTGAGAAGTAAGATTATTTAATAAAGAAGCCTTAATTAAAGATACACTAGCCCCTGCATCAACTAATGAAGAAGTCTCTTCATCTAAATTAGCCTTTCTTAAAACATTCATCAAAGACTTATCTTTGGCTAATTCATAAAACATTTAATCACCTCAAAAAGGAATGTTTTCTTTCTTTCCTCTCTTCTTAGAGGGTAATAGGATAACATCGGGATTATCTGCCGAAGAAGGCAAAGCCTTATGAGAAGTATCTGTTGGTAATCCAACAGACATATCTCGGTTCTTCTTTACCTTATTATTTTCTTGTGCAGTTAAAGCCTTAATTTTGGCTAATTCTTTTGTCAATCTTCTTTGCTTTTGGTGTAAATCTTCACTCATATTTTTTCCTCCAAAGTTCCTTGTGTTCTTTCTAAGATACTAATAATCTGTTCTTTAGAAAGGCTCTTGATATAATCAACTGCTTTATCAATTAAATCACTTCTTGTCATTTCTGCTAAATTAGACATATCCTCTTCAAACACGGAATCTAAATCGTCTGTTCTGCCCATAGAAGGAGATGGTTTCCCACCTGCAATTTTAACAGGAGGTTTTCTTCTTTCAGGGCTTCTATTTCTTCTTTCGGGGTCAAGTTCCCGAATAGGTCTTACTCTTGCCTTTATGATAGTTTCCCAATTATTCATCACTAAATCCTCCTTTTACCTAATCATGGTTCTCCAAATGCGTAATCTGTAATAATATCTACAATGAATGTCTGATAATACTCATGCGGCTCTTTTTTACTATCTAAAAATTTATCATATTCTTTATTTAGCAAAGGTAGTGCATTTGAATATAATTTTTCTGGAGTAAGAGCCTTAAGATTTTCAACATGCTTTTCCTGTCTCTTTATGTCTTTTTCAAATCTAGCAGGGTCTTTTTTCATAGAAGCAATATTCCTCTCCCACCGTTGAATTTCTTGTGCTACTAAATAACCAAACTCACTATCAATGAATGTTTTAGCAAAGTCATGCATTCTTTTCCTAAACTTTTCGTGGATTTCTTTTTTAGAAAGAACATTTGTAGTATATTTAAACTTATCTTGGGGAGCAGTTTTTTTGGGAGCCTTTACAGGAGGAATGATTCTACGCCTTCTTTTTAAAACCTCTTCCCAATTCATTAAGGAACCCTCCTTTCTGTTCTTCTATCATTGTTTTGATTTCCAGCGTCTAACGGCAATCCCGACATTCGCTTATCGGGTGCTACGCTCATGGAGGGTTTATTTCTTGTGGTCGCAGGATTCTCCTGTGGCTTGCTTCCGCCTTGTAGAGCCTGTTCTTGCATCTGCCCCAATTGTGAAGCATCAATGTTTGTTCCTGCATACGGGTCAGTTTCAGTCTTTTCTTCTCCTTCTGCTTGTCCTTCAGGAGATTCTTCGGGTTCAGGCTTTTTAAAAGTAAATTGGCCATCTTCATCCATATCAACTTCAAATCCTAAATTCTTTGTTGATGCTGCAATATTGACTTCAATCTCACGCTTACGAAGAACAGCAATTTCATCTTCCTCTTCGCTTGGAGGTAGTTTTAAATTCCAATCTGTAATACCAAATTGTTTTACAAGGAATGGGAAAACATAATTGTTATAGACAGTTTGTGCTTTTTGGACTGCTCTATTCGTTACAAGGATTTGCATACCTTCATTGTTTAATCCACCGCTTGTAGTATTATCAGCCATGAATACTTTACTTACGCCATAGAATGCTGATATTCTATCTCGTAAATCATCCTTTACAGAAACATAATCCATTTCTTTTAGGCTATCCATGAACTTAATCCATTCAACCGCACCTTTTCCTCCTTCGGCTTCAATTCCCATAACTGGAATAAAATGAGGGTCAGCCTCCATTTTTTCTTTTACTGAACGCCAAAAAGAACGCATTGAATCCATATTTCTAGTCTGGACTGCAAGTAATCCTCTTGGCATTCTGCTCTTAGTGTATGATTGATTAACATAGTTCTCCATAGCAATAAGAGTCATAATGTTGTTAAATAAAGTAATAACTGGAGACATACCATAGAGACGAGAAGGACTGTATTTACTAAAATGCAACACTTCTCCTTTCAAAAAGTGCTGGTCATCTCCATTTACTCTATTTACATAGTGAATAGGGAATAAATTACTATTACAAATCTCACACTTTTCATGTGGGTCTTTGTGAATAACACCACGATGATTTACACAAGTAAAACCTTTTGTTCCTCTTTGTCCATTCTCATCGCTATAAATAAACATAGTAACTGGGTCGCCACGATAAACTTCTTTGATGCGATGCATTCTAATTTTACCATTACCATCAATAAAGTATTCTTTAACAAGAACAATGTAAGCATCATCCATAATATTCAAATCATCTTCTAGTTCTTGTAATACATCAATAAATAACTGCTCAGATTTATTAACATATCCTTCAATAAATTTTTCAGCATATTCTAATTGCTTAACATCAGGAATTTTAAGGTCAGCACTTTTACAACGAGAACATTCTTGAACTGGCCTTTTATGTTCTTTTCCGCAATTATTACATCGTGCTTCATATGCTTTTTCCCAAACATACCCTCTTCTAAATACTTCTTGTTTTAATTGAGTAATACAGGTTCTTGCAATAACTGATTGATTAACGATATTGTAGATGATTGGGCCAGTCATCATGTGATTGGTTTCTCTTTCTTGAATACCCATGTTATAGACTTTTCTATCAGCAGGTTTAGGAGTTTGTCTCCTAAACAGGTTAGTGATACTAAATCTTCTTTTTTCTTCAACCATAAATCACACCCCCTGTTTTAATCCTACGCTATCCTTGCCTATCAACGCTTCGGTCATGGTTGGCCGCTATCCTCAATGTCATATCTTTCGTTGCTTGAACGGAGCATTTCCTCTAAAATGCCCTTTAAATAAGTAGGTCTACTCTCAGGGCGTTTAAATCCTAACTTTAAATAGTAAATGACCATCTTCTGATTAATTGACGCTAAGTTAGTGTATCTAACATACTTTTTTCTATCTCTCGGCAATTCATCATTTAAAATACCCTCTTTAAGTTGTTTCCAACTCATTCTATTTTTAATTAATATGGTTTGGTCCATAACAATGCCTCATCAATTTTACAAGTCAAACACCTATTTGATATTACTTCCTTTTTACATCCTCTGCAAACAGTTGCATATCTAATTTTTTTAGGTAGTTTAGTTCTTACTTTGTGCTTAAAAACATCATAATGACGACGAGGCATTAACAATTCCACCTTCTACGGGCGGCTCTTGCTTTTTCGCTATAAGTTCCATCTGCCCGTTTAAATCCTCTTGACCTTGCACAAAAAGATTTACGCCTCTTTGCTGCTTTGCTGCCTCTTTTTAATTTACTTGGTTTAGTAGTAACTGGTGGCTTTAAATTAGAACCCTGTTCACGCTTAAACTTGGCACGACCTTTAGCACTTAATCCGCCCGTTCTTGCGTGAATTTTTTTGTTGTAGCCTTTGAAGGGCTTCTTTTTCTTTTTAAGAATCTCCTGCCATTCTTCCATAAATATCACACGCTTTGCATATTTGTTCCAGTATGTCTCATAGAAGGAAGAGAGGAAACCCCTTGTGAAGCAATTGCTGTTTTTGCTTGGTCAAGGTCTTGTTGAGTTATTGGTCTATTATTAAATTTATAAACCCGTTTCATTTCATTCTTAAGTCTTTTTCCATATCGTTTGTAGGCTTGGTTATATGCAAATTTTACATTATCATCTTGAAATTTAAGTCCAAGTTTTTCAATATCTTCTGGTTTATGGGTATAAATATCCCCATCTTCGTGCATAAAGATTTTACCTTCTTTTCTTAACTTAGATAAGGCTTGTTTGATTTCTGCTTCTTCACCAAACTGCTTTAGGTTTTTCATTCCTAATGCTCCGCCTTCTTTTTCAATCTCGCTAAGAATCTTTGATTCTAAATCTGCTTTTAAAATGCTTTTCCAATCATTCATATTTTTCACCTATCATATAGCCTAATTTTTTTCCTACTTCAATGTCGCTTGGATAATGACT